AGATATGTCTGCATTTCAGGAAGAATCATTTACACATATAACATGTTTTTATTATACGTTGTATTATATAAAAAATAAGAAACAATGTATCAATAATGTATATAAATGGTTAGCTCCTGGCGGATTATTTATAGTACATTTAACGAATAAATGTACATACGGAAAAAACAAGATAGTAGATAACGAATATACATATAAACGAACGATACGTGATAACAAAGTGTATGAAACTATTAGTAAAGATAATAAAATACGAAGGAATGAACATGTATTTTATATAGAGCCTGTTTCGTCTATAGTACAAATTGTACAACAACGGGGATTTATTGTGGTGTCTAGTGAAAAATATGATACATATAATTATCTTTATGTATTTAAGAAACCAGAATAAAAACAAAATTATAATCTAGGAAATGGAACAAGAAGTATTTCGTGTTTGTCACTTTGAAAAAAATGTAAATTATGCATTTGCTTTAAAAACTAGAACACAAGGTTCATATCCAACCCAACGATATTACACTACACATCCGCTTCAATATTTAGGTAAACATGTGAATAGTGCACGATGGGGATATGGAGATAATGGCGGTGGATCAGAAACGTTTGATAATCATGGATTGAAAACAGAAATTATATACGATTATGAAGGAAATAGTTGTTTTAAAGTAATAAATGAAGTAACCGAGGAAATAGTAGATCCTGAAATAAAATTGCAATTATCATCGGATATAACTACAAATATGTCAAAATCATAAATGATATTCGGTGCAGAGAGAGTTTTAGAATGCACAGTAAGTCGTTGGGCAGTTCCAACATCGGTAGATGAATCATCAAATATATTGTCGATTTCACTGTAATCCATTTTGATAGAAAAATCAAAATGGAATAATCAATTCAATTTTTAGTACAATTTGATTAATGAAATGGTTTATTCAGATAATAGTTGGTTATTTATTACAAATAGAAATGGTTTGCTCATTTTTCTGAGCAACAACGTATTTTTTGAAAATGGGTTTATCTAATTGACGTTCTGGGATATGATCATGAACTGTTCTCGCAATCATTTTGTATAATTTAAAATCTGGGTATCGTTCTTCGCCATTTTTCTTGTAAAGTACATTTCTCTTTTTATCATCTAAACACCATTCTTCAATCAATTCATATAATGGCGTATCATCTGGTATGATATCTAGCATCGAACAAGCTAGCCGACACAAATCAAAACTGTAGTTTGGCTCAATAACAGGTTTGGATGGATCTAAAAATGGTTCCATATTATATTGTGTTGCTGCATCTCCTTCCATATGAAAACTATCCGATACAAATCGTTTTCCATCATAGGTATAAATAGCTCGACCAAAATCAATAATTTTGAAAATACGACCATAGGTTGGTACTTTGTAATGAATATTTTTGTAAGTATAGTACAAATAAAGTTCATCTGTTTCAACAAACATAATGTTATTGGTATGTAAATCATTGTGAGTAAATTCAAATACATTTTGGTACATAATTAATGTCATAATGACTTGCATCAATGCAGAAGTAATTTCTTCGGTTGGTATGGATTCTACAAGCAACGAATCGAGTGTATCCTTACATTGTTCTAATGCAATAATTTGTACTGGAAATTGGTGAATATTTGCATTCAACCCAAACATAAAATCAGATTCATCCGATTCATCTGTTCCGTCGTCAGTCTCAAAATCAGAATCGTTTATTTCTGTATTGGACGATTTGGAAGAGGTATCCGATTGATCGTCTTTTATCGATTTATCTTGGGTTGGAACTAAATCTTCAACGACTTGTATATCTGCATCATTAATTTGAACACGTTCCAATATAGAACATTCTAAATCTTCAACAGGAAGAGCAATACATTCATCATGTAACACTAACCGTTCTCTATTTTTTTGCGAAGGTGGTGTAGTAATTTCTTTATTCAATGTAAATAATTTATTGTTATTTTCATAGAAAAAGGTAGAATTATGTAATTGTTCAATTTCATCTTCAATGTTGTATCGGAAGTTTCGTTTAATGCCCAAATAACTTCCGTAAAATCCAATACCATTTATAAAATTCTGTTTGTATAATAATTGGGAAGATAGATAAGAGAAAAAACTATCAATGTATGCAGAATTGTGAACATCCATTAGTTTAGGAAAATCGCCAGTTAATCCAGGAAGTGTAAAATCATAATTTGTATACTTTCCATTTAAGTATTTCAACGGATCTAATAGCGGCGAATATTTCAAAAAAATGGGGAGAATTTCACTATTCGATAAAGTGGCTAACCCTTTATTATATTCACACTGATGAATGGATTCTAATTCATAATCATTTTCTAGATTAATAGAATTCCAGTTACTAGGGCTTAATGTAAAAAATCTAGAATAAATGGGAATATAATTTTGTGCACCAGAAACATCTAATATCGTTTCCAATTCTTGTAAAAGGGTGTTATTTTTATTTTTTTTGTAAAATACCATAAAACTCTACTATACTTTTTGTAGTTGGTTTGAACCAATTAAGTTTTAAATGTATAATATTTTTATACTCCTTAAACATGACTTTAGAACTAAAAAAATTCAATATGAGAGATATTAGTTTTAGACCTAATGAAAATAAAGGACCCGTTATTGTTTTAATTGGCAGACGTGATACTGGTAAAAGTTATCTTGTTCGAGATCTACTGTTTTATCAACAAGACATACCTGTAGGAACAGTTATATCAGGAACTGAAGCTGGAAATAGTTTTTATAGTGAACATATTCCTAAACTTTTTATTCATGATGAATACAATTCATCTATTATTGAAAATATTTTAAAACGGCAGAAAACGTGTATGAAACAGGTAATGAAAGAAATGCAAACTTATAAGAAAAGTAATATTGATCCTCGTACATTTGTTATTTTGGATGATTGCTTATATGATAGTTCATGGACCAAAGATAAATTGATGCGTCTATTATTCATGAATGGACGGCATTGGAAAATATTGCTTATCATAACCATGCAGTATCCATTAGGTATTCCTCCAAATTTGAGAACCAATATTGATTATGTATTTATATTGAGAGAACCGTATATCAATAATCGTAAAAAGATATATGAAAATTATGCAGGTATGTTTCCAACATTTGAATCGTTTTGTCAAGTAATGGATCAGTGCACTGAAAATTATGAATGTTTGGTCATTAATAACAATTCAAAAAGTAATAAGTTAACAGAACAAATATTTTGGTATAAGGCGGAATCTCATCCTAACTTCAAGTTGGGATCAAAAGAATATTGGGAATTGTCTAAAAACTTGCCGGAGGATGATGACGATGATAAATATGATCCTTCTAAATCAAAGAAAACGACGGGACAAACCATTCAAGTTAAAAAATCTAAATGGTAGTTTTTTTATATTTGGTTTTATTTTTTCGGTTTTTTCTATTTTTGGTTTTACCTCCAAACATTGTATTATATGTTTTATAAAATTTAATATATTTTTGTATATCCTTAATATATATTTTGTATAATATTATTATACCTGTGAATTTTTCATCAATAATTTTATTTTCAAATTTATCTTCTATATCATGAATAATATTATTTAATAGTAATAGTCCTGTTTCTAATAATCTTTGAGTATTTTTCATTTCTTCTTTTTGAATTGCATAAAATTCACCAATAACATTTGTAAAATCGGTTAATCTTTTTATTTCTTGGTTTTTTTCTTTTTCTATTTTTTTAATTTCATCAATACATTTCATACATTTTATTATAAGTTTTAAATTTATTTTTGTATAATATGTTGATGTAGTGTCGTGATAATTTGTCAAGTCAGATTTACGGAATAATCTATAATAAAATGATCCAGATTTATATGAATATAGTTGTGTATAATCATCAATAATAATTGACGGAATTATTGGTAATTCTAATATATTAGAATTAATTATTTGTTCTTCAACAAATAATGATTTTAATTGTTTTTTATATTGTAGGTCGTCTTGTTGTCCACTATTATATAATTCAATTAAAACCGGATCTTCTTCGTCTTCTTCATCATCGTATTGTGACTCTCTTACTCTATTTTTTGTAAACAATTTATTATGTAATTGCGACTCATTCCATTCTCTTTCTTTTTCATTTTCATTTTTTATATATCGTGGTGTACGAAATAAGTTAAAAAACCAATCCATAAATGACATATTATAAAAATATATTATTATACTATGGAATGTCCTGAAGGAAAAGAATATTATCCTGAAACAAGAAAGTGTTATAAAATATGTCGACCAAATCAAATACGAAACCCTCGAACCCGCAGATGTATTAAAAATCCAGATATTCATTTAGATTTAAAAAATCCTAAAAAAACTAAAAAAAGAATTCTTCAATTAGAAGGATACGATTCTCCAAGTCCTATTGATCGTGATGTTATACCTACATTCGATTGTATAACCAATAGTAGAATTCCTTTATATCCTCATCAACAACGTGTTGTTTCATTTTTATCTGAAAATAGAGGACTTATTGCAATACATGATGTAGGAACTGGTAAAACTCTTACTGCAGTAACTGCAGGACAATGTTTTTTAAATGAAAGTCCATCACATCATGTTATTGTAGTTACACCAGTAAGTTTACAAAAGAATTTTATACAAACTTTGGATAAATATGGTGTTTCGGCTGCAGACAAACGTAGATTTAAATTTTATACCATTCAAGGATTTTATAATGCATACAGAAGTGGATTGGTAAAAGAGGAAGAAGAAGGAATGCTTATTTTGGATGAAGCACATAACATTCGAACAAATCAAGGTGAATTTGATGGATTGGATGATCCACTGCAGAATAAAGAAGTCGGTGTTTATGCAAAAGCTCTTATCGAGGTTGGTAAAAAGGTAAAACGTGTTCTATTGTTAACGGCAACACCCATGGTCAATTTGCCTGCAGACATGATTAATTTGATTGCTATTGTGAATGGAGAAAAGGAAATAACAAGTAAAGAATTTTATAAGTTAGATTTTAAAAAATGGTTAATGAAAAAGGTAAGTATTTATGTACCATCTGCAGAATTCTTTAAAGATAAATTTCCAAAATCAAAGTATAATGATGTTTTTTTAACCATGCCTCCGGGTTATTATGAAACGTATATGCGAGTAGAACAAATGCCAACACCGAATGAACATGCATTTTACAATGGTCTGCGTCAAATATCCAACTCACTAGATGGTAGAGAATCCCCCAAAGTAGAATGGATTATGGACCATATAGTAAAAAGTAATGCACGAGATAAATTTGTAGTTTTCTCACATTATTTAAAAAGTGGATTGGAAAAGGTAATTGCAAAATTAACAGAAGTTGGAATTCCCCATTTGTACATAAATGGTTCATTAACGAAAGAAAAGCGTGACCATGCAGTATCCGAATATAATGCAAACAGAATTAAAGTATTATTGATTAGTAGAGCAGGAGGCGAAGGGTTAGATTTGAAAAATACAACAGGAATCATATTAATGAATCCATCGTGGAATGAATCGGCAAATAAGCAAATTATTGGTAGAGGAGTTAGATTAGAAAGTCATCATAGTTTACCTAAAAAAGATAGAAAAGTAAATATTTACAGGTTATTTATGATAAAACCTGAGGAAAAGAGACATGTGAAAGAAATATGTAGAAATTTACTTACAACATATAAAAAACAACCTGTATCGGTTGATTTATATATGAGAAATATGTCGTTAATGAAAGAAGATGAAATCAATAAGTTTTATTCATTTATGAAACGATTTAGCATTGAAAAGTATCCAATGATAAGTGTAGAAGCGATAGATCCTGAAATAATTGTAAATTAATAAAATCCGCTTAGTTCAGGTAATTCCATGCTACCGTTTTCAGGACGAGTATATTTTTGATTGTTATTCGTTTGTTCAAACGAAGACATTGGAGCTGTTTTTTTACATTTTTGGGCTTGTCTATAGGTTGTCGTTTTCATTTTTAATTTTGTAGGTTCATCCAATAATAAATCAGTACTATCATAGTCTGCAGTCATAATAACAGACATTGGTTCTAACGTACTCATTTGTTTTTTTCCTAAATACACAAGTATAAATAACAAGAAGAGAGAAAAAAGACAAGTACAACAATAACTTATATATTTCATATAGTATTTAAGTAGAATTTATTTTAGGCAAGGGTAAATAAGTATTCACAAAATGATTCGTCATCGTAAACCATGCTACAATATAATATATTGTAACTTTGTATAATGCATACATAAACATGACAAATGTATTGTGTAAATCATCTGAAATGCGTAATTCTTGAAAACTTTTTTGTATTTCGGTTAAAAAAGCAAAAAATGAATTTTGTAATCTCATAACATAATCAAAGAAAGACTATTTAAAGATTTTAACGACTAATTATACATGAATGTTCTTACATTAAAAACAGTCCAAATTTCTCCAATGAGAACTTTAATGACTGCATTAAAAGATATTTTATTAGAAACGAATATTATTTTTCAGCCAGATGGAATGCGAATTATTAACATGGATAAATCGCATACTATTTTAGTTCATTTATTTTTAAAGGCAGAGAATTTTGAAGTGTATGAATGTAAAAAAGATAAGATTATTATTGGTGTAAATCTGCTACATTTATTTAAACTTATCAACTCTATTGATAACGATGATACCTTAACTTTGTATATTGAAGAATCCGATTATAATGATGGAATCGTTAATAATTTAGGATTGAAATTTGAAAATGGAGATATTAAACAATGTAAAACTCAAAAGTTGCGATTAATTGAACCTGACCCAGAAGAACTAGAAGTTCCCAATGTTGTATTTTCGTCCGTCATAAATTTACCGTCTACTGATTTCCAAAAGATTATTCGCGATTTATCGTGTATTTCTGATCGAATTGAAATCAAATCTGTAGCAAACGAGCTTATTTTTAAGTGTAAGGGAACGTTTGCTACTGCAGAGGTGCGTCGTGCAGAATCCGACGATAGCATGAAATTTATTCAGCAGCAAGATTCCAATAAAATTATTCAGGGGATTTTTAGTTTGAAAAATCTGGGGTATTTTATCAAATGTACGAATCTCTGCAATCAAATCGAAATGTTTCTAGAAAATGATTTGCCGTTGGTTGTAAAGTATTCGGTTGCTTCACTTGGTGATATCAAGTTGTGTCTTGTACCGTTACCAGATGTTTAATTTTAAAAAAAAATAAGATAAAATTGAAATGAGTTGTTAAAAATAGAGATTGTATTCGGATCAACTTTACAATGGCTCTCAAATTTAATATGACAACTCTGGTCGACGATGAAGATTCCTTTGCTCTATTGGTGTGGCTGTTTGAACTTCCGCCATCCGTCATCAAGCTAGAGGACGGGTTGGTTACCGTTCCTGCAACAATTGAAGTAATTCGCGTGTACGACCGTTGTAAATCAACAGGGCGTTTTTGGTATTGGTCAGAACAACTCTTTGGAAATCGAGACGGTATATGTCTCTGCATAGAGCCGTATACAATGGACACTAAAGGGTATGATCTTCTTCGCAAAGTGGCAGGAAATCATCCGATCGACGGCATGTGCAATCCATCTAAGCGTGGGTGGGATTTCAAGAAAGGGCTTGGCTACCGAGAAACGGGCCTTCCAGTACCGATGAGCAATTCAGGCATCAAGTTCCAGACAAATAGCTCAGGACTCGGCTACAGAGGCGGACAGTACAGGCACAAGGATTCGCCAATCAGGTTTGTTGCAGCCGCCACCCAATACGACCCTGCAGATATTGATTGGCTAATCAACTTCAATCGTGAAAGGTACACCAAACTCTAGTCTTAACTCAAACAACAAATAACAAATAACAAACAACAAACACATTTTTTTAAAATTGATTATAAATAAATTATGTTTTATGATTAAAATGAATAAAAGTGTTGCATTAATGAATCTGCCGCTTCCGAGAGATGTATCGAACTATATATGTAGTTTTGTTTATTATACTCATGCAGAATCTTATGAACGAATTAGAAATAATTTTCATCAAGTACTTTGTGATTTATTTTATACAATACGATTACAAGAAACACATTTAAAATATAATGTAATTATGATTTATAATATACAATCACACTTCGACATTACATTTTATATTTGTAAATGCGGTAATTACAGAAGAAAATGTAAATGTATAACTTAAAATAAGAGCGTTTAAATATAGTGATGCAATAACGCCGAAAATATTAATTTAATATCATGTTTGATTTTGTTTTCAAAAACCGTATACTACAGGATTCAACCAATAAGCCGCCATTTACATAAACACCATAATTCATAGATTCATTGCTATTTTCAAGAGCAAAATGCCAAATTGTATATGTTCCTTTTGAATTCCAAGGCTCTGCACGTTCATCAACACACGCCAATAATCTATATTTTTTATCAGTAATAAATAATTCGCCAAGATGTTTAACTATATCTTCTTTTTGTTTTGCTGTTATTGGAAATTCAAGAATAGAATGACAACCTGTTATATATAAATCTGTTTTAAGATTAGGATAATTTAAGGTGGAACATTTATAAAGTCGATTTTGGGTTCGTTCATTATCTCCTGGATTTTGAATAATTCCTTTTCCTAATAATACAAGTTTTTTATAATGGTGTAAACTGGTTTTGACAAGTGTACCTGTTTTAAGTTCTTCTACAGGAACATATTTTTCAACGTCATCCATTTTACATAAAACTGTTGTTCCTTCTAAAAAACAGGGGGCAGATGGATATAAAAAGTAGGCTCCATCAGAATTTAATGATTCTCCATTTACATATACTGTACTTTTTGAAGATGTACCGTAACTATTGGACGCAATTCTCCAACTTGTATAACCAAAAGGTCCTTCATTGCCAACTATATAGTAAGGAGTAAATCCTAATGAATTTGTATTTGCAAGAGCATCTGCTTCTGTTGGATAATAAGTTATAGGACGACGAATTTCATAAGTTACATTAGTTAATCCATCGACATTGTTTCCAGTACTCGAACCAGTATTTCCATGTAAATTGTAATCGCCTACTGTTTCACCATATAAATAAGGAAATTTTGTTATATTACAACCTCCGCCATCAAAACATAACCATCCTGGTTGATACAAATAAGTTGGTCCTCCATTGGATCCTGATGATATAATATTTAAATTTGGATTGGTTGAATCGTAAAATGCATATACAATATTGGTTTCAATATAACTATAAAAAAATCCGGTAAATATGACTAAATTATTTAAACTTGGAAGAATTAACCGAATAGTGTATAGATTTGCCGAAGCTCCAACAGGTTCTGCAAATTCATTCATAGGTCCAAGTAATAAACGAGGAATATTTTCTGTAAATCGTGTTTCATGTGAAATTCCTTCATTAAATACATACCCTGTATTCGGTTCAATTGGATATGATTGTGAATCCACGATAAGTTCTCCAGGAGAATTTGTAAGATATAATAAATATGTATTTTTAAAAGAAGATGGACCAACATCCAAATGGCGTGCAGTATCACCTTTAATCCATCTCATTGGTATTTGTGAATTTGAAGAAAAATGTAATCCAAACTGTGATTCTAATGTAGTTCGAATAGATTCGGTAATTGGTATTGAAACGTTAACAGATCCAGATGGTTTTGAATCTATTAAGGTTTTTGCATAAAGAATGTTATGATGATTATTTAAATATTCTAACTCATTATTTGAAAAAACATTTGGGTAAACTGATGTCATAATTTATAGTTATATAATTATATGAACAAAAGTATTGCAGTTTATAATTTAAATTTACCAAAAGATGTATCTGATTATATTTGTAGTTTTATTTATTATACATCATTTCAGAGTATAGTACGCAACATTTGTAAATACAATTTTTTAGTAAATGATATAAAATATTTAATACGAGTTGGTGCATATCAATCTCTTGTTTTTCCATGTTCATCTATTTGTTATTATCATCCGTATGATACTTTAAAAATGAATTTTGTAATGTGTAATTGGTGTGGCGAATATATAAGAAACGATACGTGTAGTTGTCATTATTAAAATTGGATTATTTTTTTTGATACTAGGATGAATAATATGAAGGCTGTTGCACTCTATAATTTGAAATTGCCAAAAGATGTAATTGACATTATTTGTAGATTTAATTTCTATACATTATCCGAATGTATAGAAAGTACAAACCATAAACGTATAAATCTAGTGAAAGAATTAAAATATATTGAGAGGTTTCAGTATTATGGATATCAATTACATACAGGTCTATATTATCATATACAACTTAATATGGTCACAGTACATCATGAACTAGACATTTATGATGAATTTAATTTATGTATATGTGTTGTTTGTTATAAATTTATAAATACAAAAACAAATTGTTTATGTAATTGTTATATTATATAAATATATAATGAAAATTAATGTAGAAAACGTCAATCATTATGGTGATATTTTAGCAATCCCCTTTTTTGGGCTACTAATGTATTATTTTTATAGGATGGAACATAAATCACCAATAGAATATGTATTGTTCTTTTTTTGTATTTCTGGATTTATACTAGATATTTTATATACTTATATTTATTTTTATAAGATTAAAACAGTTGTTTTTTGAATGTTTTTCCAAAAAACGAAAACATGGTAAATTTAATCCATTTTCCAATAAAAGAAATAAGGATAAATTGCCAAAAAGGAAAATTGGTTGCTCCTGCAGCTATTCCAGCAAGATCAAAAAATGGATTTGGAACACATGATAGTACAAAAATAGTAATAGCTCCATTCAATTCCATGAAATATTTTATACGATCATACCATTCCGATTTGGGAATCAATAATTGTCCTCCATATCCAATTCCATAGCCAGGAGCATCGCCACATATTGCACCTAATGCAGAAACAAAACTTACTAGGAATGGATTATATATAGTTCCTGCATAAATTGCTGCCATTGGTGCTGCAGGAGAAAAAATAGAAACACTTCCTAAAAAACTAATTATAAATATACCTAAATATCCATATTTTTTGAATTTTTTAAGATCTTTCATGTATAAAAATCCAAGTAACAATATAATGATTGAAAATACTGCACTACTAATTTTAATAATTGTTTCTATTTCCATACATTAAATGTAATGTTTTAAATCCACGGCGGGACTCGAACCCGCAGCCTTTCGATTAGAAGTCGAACGCTCTATCCATTGAGCCACGTGGACACAATACTATTACATAATGATTGTTTAAGTAGTTTTTTATATTCTAAATGAGATATCCAATTTTGTGTATGATTTAGAATATAAATATGTTTGTTAAACATAGATGTACTTATTATTGTTAAATTTATGTGTTGTTACTGGTTTTACTATGAAACATAGATTTTCTAATAGAATCATTATAAATCATTATAACGGGAATAATGATGATAAATTAAGAAAAATTGATGATGCATTAAATAACGAAAAATTAAAAATGAAGCAATTGTTAACTGAAAAAAATAAAATAATGAAAAATATAACCGGGTTGAATTTACATAATGAAACATTTATTAATGATTATGTAAACAATGAAAACATTTATGACGATTTTGATGAGGATGGTTTTAATAATGAATATGATTACGAATATAAACCACGATCAAACAAGATTAATATAATTATTAATACAGGACAAAATCAAAATCAAAATCAAAATAACGGAGATACTCAAAGTGAAAATTTTCAACTTATTACAAATTCTACCTATACATTTAATAATATTGGAGGTTATACATCTATTAAAGAAGAATTAATGCAGTGTGCCGATATATTAGTCAATTATACAAAATATTCTAAATATAATGTTCGAATTCCCAAAGGAATTATTTTAGAAGGTCCACCCGGTAACGGCAAAACATTAATGGCAAAATGTTTTAGTGGAGAAATTAATATTGGTTTTATTCCCGTTTCAGGGGCTCAATTTCAAGAAAAATATGTAGGTGTAGGATCGAGTAGAGTTAGAGAATTATTTGAGTTAGCTACAAAAAATGTTCCCTGTATTATATTTATTGATGAATTAGATGCTCTTGGTAGAAAACGTTCTTCTGATCAAAATTCAAATACAGAACATGATTCAACGTTAAATGAATTATTAGTGAATCTAGATGGATTTAAATCTGCAAATGGAATATTTATAATAGGAGCTACAAACCGAGTTGATTTATTAGATACTGCACTCATTCGACCTGGTCGAATTGATAAAAAAATATATATAGGTAATCCCGATAAAGAAACTAGAAAAGATATACTGAAAATACATCTTGTCAATAAACCAATCGAACAATCCATATCAATAGATTATTTGGTTGAATTGACCAATGGATTTTCTGGTGCAC